CAAGTAATCTTTTTATAATTGTTTTCTTGACAGGGAATTCATGTTATGAAAGGGACAGAATTAAAGAAAAAAGAATGATAAAAAATAATTATTTTGCAACGCCTATTTATTGTGAAGAAAAACCAGAATGGCTGCCACATATTAATAACGCTTGTGATCCTTATTTAAAAGAAACAAAAAAAGAATTTGAAAAATTAATCAAAGAAAGAGAAACTGATTACGGTTTTATTTATCATTCTTTAAATATAGCAGGAGATATAAAGCTTAAAGATTTTTGTCAGCACGTTGGACAAAAGTCTGCTGATCTTCTTATGGACATGGGATATAGTTTAGAAGATTACAATTTACATTTTACTGAAATGTGGGTTCAAGAATTTCCAAAAGAAGGTGGAGGAAGACACGCTCCTCATGTTCACCCTAACAATCATGTTTCTGGTTTTTACTTTTTAGAGACAAAAGGATCTTATCCTATTTTTTATGATCCAAGAACAAGATTAGAAACAATTGCTTTACCACAAAAGAACAAAAATATTATTACGAATGCAAGTCCAACAATTAATTTAACAATTAATCCAGGGACTTTAATTATAATTCCTTCTTACATAATGCACGAATATAGTGCTCAAAGAAATGACTCTTTTAAATTTATACATTTTAATATTAAAGCAACAGAAAAAAGATTTATGAAAGGAGTAGAAGATGATTCTTAAAAATTATAATTGGAATTTCCAAAATTGCTTACCTTTAAATTTTTGTGATCATGTAATTAAATATGCAAAAGAACAACAATTTATGACAGGAATGATAGGTAATAAAAAAGATAAAGGCTTTGATGAAGAAGATTTGATTATAAGAAAATCTGAGATAGTGTGGTTAAACGAACCTTGGATACATAGACATTTACATCCTTTTGTTTTTCATGCCAACAGAAATGCAGGTTGGAATTTTGAATATCATGGACATGAAAATATACAGTTTACAAAATATGTAGATGATGGTCATTACGATTGGCATGCCGACATGGATGTTGAGCCTCCTAATCATGGAGCTGTTAGAAAACTATCAATGACTATACCTTTAGTGGATGGTTCAGAATATGAGGGTGGTGATTTTGTTATTAAAAATTCTTTTGGAGAAGAAATAATAATAAAAGAAGCAAGACAAAAAGGTTCTGTAATTGTTTTTCCATCTTTTTTATTACACAAAGTGACTCCTGTAACAGCTGGAACAAGATACTCTTTAGTAATGTGGACCTTGGGTAGGCCATTTAATTAAAATGAAAATTAATAATTTATCTGTTCCTTATGTAATAACTAAATTTAATGATCACAATATAATAAAAGAAACAGTTTTGTTTAATATAGAAACTTCTACTCATGAAAAATTAGAGGCTAATGATCAATACTTTAGTGACAATATTCATAAATTAGATTGGCATAAAAAAAACGACTTTGAAAGGCCATGGGTAAAACAATTTTTACCTTTTTTAAATAAGCAAATTTATATTATGATAAAACCATTAGGTTTTGAAAATTTTAATTTACCTGAGTTATGGTATCAACAATATCTTGAAAATGGAAAACACGGTTGGCATGTTCATGGTGGTAATTACACTGGAGTATATTATTTAGAAATGCCAAAAGAATCTCCTAAAACTCAAATTGTTGATCCCTCTAACATGGATAATATAATTGATTTAAATGTACAAGAAGGAGATTTTGTTATATTTCCTAGCTTTGTTATTCACAGAGCTCCTAAAAACAAATCACACAAAAGAAAAACAATAATTTCTTTCAATGTATATTTCGATAAAATAATTAAAGGTTATGAAAAGGAAAGGACATAAAATGAGTTTTAAAGAAAAAGGTTACGAAGTTTGTAGAGGAACAATATCTAAAGAATTAGCTAGTTTTTGTTATAGATATTTTTTATTAAAAAGGGAGGCATATTACTATATGAGAAGTAAAGATTACCTTTCTCCCTATGAAACTATTTTTGGTTTTGATGGTGATCCACAAGCACCAAATGCATATGTTTCATATGCAGATGTTGCTATGGAAACTTTATCTTCTACCATTTTACCTTTTATATCAGAACGTGTTAATTTAGATCTTCACCAACAATATACGTTTGCAAGATGCTATAATTATGGATCTATATTACATAGACATAAAGACAGACCTGAATGTGAAATATCTGCAACTTTAAATTTAGGTGGTGATCCGTGGCCTATTTACATTGATGAAACAGGTGGGACTAATAATAAAGGTATAAGTGTAAACTTAGAACCAGGTGATTTAATGATTTATAGAGGTTGTGAGTTACAACATTGGAGAGAACCTTTTGAAGGGGATAAAGTAGTTCAAACATTTTTACACTACAATGATAAAAATGGTCCTTATAAAAAATTATGTAGAAGATTTGATGGCAGAGAAATGTTAGGTGTGCCTTTAGACTTACAAGCAGATAGAAAATGAAAAGCTTAATAGACCATATTTTTCCCACAAAAATTTTTATTTTTGATTTTAATCAAGATGAAATTAATAACATAATTAAAGATTTTATTTTAGAGGAAGATAATATGATTAATGTTAATAATCATAATGTTAATAATGGATCATGTGGAAATTATTTTACAGATTTTTATAGTCCTTGTAAAAATCAATCTTATGAAAAATTAATAAATAATGTGAAAGATTATTTTGATAATCAAAGACTTAATTTTAAAATGGTAGAGTATTGGAGCGCTGCTTACATAGATAATGCTATGCATTCAGCTCACGCACATTCAAGTAAAATGCGACCAAACTTTGATAATTGTAATTACTCATCTGTTTTGTGTTTATCTGATTTAGGTGAAACTAGATTTTTATCATCAAATAATTGTTCAGATGATTTGGATTATATATACCCTTCACAAATTGGAAGAATGTTAATATTTCCTAGTAATCTATTTCACGATGCTTTATGTAAAGACAAAGGTATACGAAGAATAATATCAAGTAATTTATCTATTTCAAATGTTTGTTAATACTAGGCTATATCAATATAACAACGTATCTTCGCAGTGCGTTTATATTTTTGATAATTTTTTAGAACCTGATTATCAGAATCTTATTTTAAATAAAACTCTTGAATTAACTAAAACAGATTATTTAGAAAGAAAAACAAACGTACAAGCAAATGTAACAGAGGTAAATGAACTTTTGCATCATGAAGAGTACACTAAATTAAAAGATAAAATAGCATCATATCTTAACACAATAATAACTCTTAGATTTCCTCATTGGGGACAACAAAGAAAACTATACCCAAAAAATATGTGGGGCATGCAGCACTTTAAAGGAGATCACACTAGAAAACATTGTCATGGTAATGATAGCTGGTCTGGTGCTTATTATGCTAGATGTCCTGATCAAACAAAAATTTATTTTTTAGATGTCGAAAGCAGTGAAGTTATAAGAGAAAATAGTTTGTATATTTTTCCAGGCACATTTCAACACCTTACCGATGTTCATACGTCAGATATATCTAGAGTTGGAGTTGCTTTTAATTTTAATGTTGAATGGTTACAACCTGAAGGTCATGCTTTTAATAGGAGTAAAGATAATGGATAAAATAAAATTTTCAGAGAAATTTTTAGTTACTGATAGAATTTCTCCAACTTTAAAAAAAACATTAGATAAAAAATTAATGATAAAAGAAATAACTAGAGCTTGGAAAAACAATGAAAGAGTTAATAATGAGGATTTTTATACAGAATATTATTACACAAGACTTCAATTTATGAAATATTATAAATGGATAGGTGAGTATGCAGCAGATCATTATTATCAAAAATACGATCACAAAATTTTATTTGCTGGTTACTCTGCTATTGTACTGCGACCCAATGAAAGTTTAACATTTCATAATCATGTTAATGATTGGGACTATCACAATGATTCCTACGATGTTTCTGCTCTATATCCTTTGGTTGTAAAAGAAAACAAAAAACCTACAGACTTACTTTTTTCTTATAATAATGGCAGATTTAAAAGACAAAAATTTAAAATACCACTTCATGAAAACATTTTAACAATGTTTAGTTCACATTTACACCATGCAATTCTTCCTAATCAAACAGGTAAGAACATTATTTTATTATCAATAAAATTTATAAATGCAGACTCCTTATAAAGATATAACAGTAATTGAAAACTTTCTTCCTTTAAATATTCATCAAGAATTACAGCAGATTATTATGGGAAGTAGCTTTCCATGGTTTTTTAATTCAAAGGTTAGTTCTGATTATCAATCTGATTCAATTAATGATTTTATTTTTTTTCATCATCTCTATGCACCTGATGGAATTAAAAGTAATTTTTTTTACAATGTTTTAATGCCTATTTTAGGAAAACTAAATTTTAATTATATTATTAGAAGTAAAATTAATTTGTACACAAGAAAAGAAAAACAACTGCAGCACGATTTTCATATTGATCAAGAGGAAGAACACATGGTTGCTCTTTATTCTGTCAATACCAATAATGGCTCTACAGTTTTTGACAACGGTAAAAGAGTATTATCTACAGCAAATCAAATAATAATTTTTAATGGAAAATTAAATCACGCTAGTTGTGTTCAAACAGATGAACAAACAAGAGTAAATGTAAATATAAATTTTAACTAAATGGATACCCAACTACTTGTGTTTGGATTCCAATACTCTTCCATATTTTCAGGAAAAGTAACATTACCTTCGGAGTCTGTTGTAGGAGTTTTTCTTTCCCATCTTTGATTACTTTCAATCCAATCAATAAACCAAAAATCATCGGGAGCGTAATTAGGACGTGAAACTGGGGGTTCATATACACATTTAGATGTATTTAAAACCCAAGAATTCATTCCAGATGGTCTAGCTTGTATAAAAGCATCTCTTGTTGGATCGTATGTATCTCCAATACCAGGATAATTTTTTCTAAATGGTGTTCCACCAAGAATATGTTGTCCCTCTTTTGTATTATAGGAACACTGTTTCCAAAGTTCCCAACCATGTACCGTTTTTTGATGTTCTATTCCAACAGCTTCTGATTCGTTATTATTTTCATCTAAACAATCAGAATCGTTTACAACTTCAACTGCTAGGACAACGTTAGTATCACTTAATTTTGCAAAATGTGCCATTATGAGCTCACATATCTTATTACAACTATTCCTGATCCACCAGAACCGCCCGGTCCACTAGGAG